AAAACTGCTCCGTCTGATCGTCCGGGCGGTTTAAGAGAGCGAGAACGGGATCATCCCGCATCATGCCCTCGTTTTCGTCGAGCTCGCCCTGTACGGTTTCGTCGTAGGGGACGCGGTCATTTGGCCCCAGGCGCAGGTTGGTTGCCACTTTGCTCGTCACTCCATAAGTAATCTTTGAGGCGCTGGAGATAGCCGCCTATCCCCTGGCTCTTGGCCTTGCGTTCAATCTCCTTGCGCTGCGCCTCGGTCATGGTTTTCCAGTTCTCTTGGAGCCGCCCTTTGCCTTCAGTTGGCGGAGACGTCTGGCTCTTAGGACGGGTAGGCGCAGACGATTCAGGCGTCACCCCTTGCTGCGCCGGTACGCCTGCGGGCATTTGCTGCTTGCCAGGCTCAGCGGGTTGCAAGGCTTGGAGCTGGCGGTCCCGAAAGGCGATGAACGCCGCCAGTTGGTTGCGCTGCCCCTCGGTGATGCGCCCCGCCTTGTACTCGTTTTGCAGGCCCTGCACGGTCGTAATACCAAGGCCGATGGACTTATTAAAGAGGTCGGGGTTGCCCTGAGCAAAGAGCCTGTCTACCACCTTGACGTTTTGGAGAAGCAGGCCGTCGGTAAAGATGCGGACGTCGTCCTCTGTGGCATCCGGGTTCTGCTCGCCGTAGCGCAGAATTTGCCGCTGCATGTTGCTGGCAATCTTGGCGTCATCGGCACTGAGCCCGAGCTGGAGGCCCAAGCCCGGCAGCTCTTGTGCCTCTTGCACAAAGGTCTTCGCTCGGTTAATCGACTCATGAATGACATCCTTGCGCACGCGCTCGCGGTCTGAGCCTTGCTGCTTAATGCCGTCCATGGCCGTGGTGACAAAGGTCTTGTAGTCGCTGTCGTTGAGGCTTGCCCGGTGCCCGGCGGCGGCATCGATGACGTCTTGCTGCGTTTTGAGGTGCGACTGCCGGGCCCCCGCGAGCTTGGCATCCGTGAGGGCTTGCGCCAGCACTTCGGGGTCGCTGTCCTTGCGCCTACCCCCTCCGTCCGCTGCCATGTTCAGGAGCTTTTCGGAGTGCTGGAGGTAAGACCCCGTATCGACGATGCGTTCCTGCCTAAGCGCCTTGAGCTGCGTCAGCGCGTCTTTGAGGTTGCCGCCCGTAATGGCCGTGTCGTAGACCGCTTGCAGGCCTTCTTCTTCTCTCTGCTTCCTCTGCTGATCCGCCAGGGTCCGCCTTCGCGTGTCTTCCGAGAGGATATACGACATATGCGAGTTGAGCGCGTTTGTCTGCGCCACCTTCTCACTCGGCATGAGTGAGGATCCCTCGATGTTTTCATAGAGCTGGGCAATGAGCGGGTGTGGCGTGTCCATCGTGACGGCACCGATGCGCTGTGTGATGGACTCGTTAACCAGGTCTTGCCCGAGGCCTATCTGGAATTTCTCTTCCTGCTCAGCCGTAATAAAGCCGTTTTCACGGAGAAATTCCATGCGGCCCAGCATCGAGTCGTGGATTTTGTTACGCTCTGCATCAGTCGGTGCTTTAAAGAACTCCTTTTTTTTGACATCCACGAATTCCTCTGCGCCCGCGACCGCTTCGTCGCGAATACGCGAGGTCTTTTCGTGTCGGATGCCGGGCATCGTTTGGGCGGCAAAGGATTCATACTCATAAGCCGCATTCTCCCGTGTGGTGTCGTCGTAGTTGCTCAGTTGCTGCCCGAGACTCTTGTAATGCTTGCTCAGAATTTCCCCCACCTTGGTGGGGATGTTCTCCGGTGCCGTAAAGCTATCGCTCCCAGGCGAGGCCATGTAAATGTCAATCTCTTCCTGGGCGGCCTGTTTTGCCTGAGAGAGCCAGTGCTGAGACCGGGTCTCTCTCAGGACGTCGGCTTCTCGCCGCATGATTTCGAGCTGTTGGCTCATCTGAGCAAAAGCCTGGCCTGACTGCCTAAAGCCCTGCTGCGAAGCCTGCTGAGCATCTGAAGCCAAGGCCCCGGCGCTCTGGGCGGCTATTTGGCTCTCGGCCGCACCCGCCCCAGGTGTGGCCCCAGGGGTGGGACGGCGGGGCAGATACTGCGGAAAGAACACGTCAGCCATAGCTAGAGCCCTAACGGACTGTTGGTATTAATCGGGGTGAAGTACGACGTGTCAGGCGCGCTTGGGCGCAAGAGGCCGAGCGTGTAGGAATTTCCTGAAGGGCTAGGGGCCGCGCTATAGCTGGACACGGCTCCGGCACTTCTCGGTCTGAGCAGGCTTAGCATATTGCTTAAGTTGCTGCCCCCGAACAGACCGCCTACAAGAGAGCCTACGAACTGCTGATTGGCCTGTCTCTGAATGTTGTTGGCCTGCGCATTGGCGCCCTCAAGCAGACGCTGCTGGCCCCGGCGTGCCGCACTCATGCCGATACGGGCCTTGTACATCCCTAACTCGGCCTCGGTTTCCATGCCCCAGGCGATGTACTCGCCCTGGTACTTCTCCGAGATGGCCGCCAGTTCCCCCTCGTAGGCTTGATCGGCTAGGTCCATGATCATGCCAGGGTCTGAGGTCTCAGTACCCTGCGCTGCTGCTTGCGTGCGGGCACTCCCCATCTGCTTGCGCGTCTGCGCCCTCACGATGTTGGCGCGCATGGTGCCAATATCTTGGGCCTGCTGGGCCTCTAGGAGCGTCTGAGAGGCCGTGTAATCCGCCATCACCAGGTTATCCATGGCTTCTTGGCGCATGCTGTAGGCCTGGATTTCGGCTTGGCGCTTGACGGCTCTACCCGCATAGGTCGCCTGTTTCCTGGCGTAGACGGCCTGCATGATGCCCGTAGCCGCTGAGCCTAAGGTCCCTCCGACTTGCAGGCCAGTCGAGATCGCACTAAAGGTTGCGGCGCTAAACATGGTATCTCCACACCATCTGCACCATGGGGATTTGGTGTTCGTTCAGTTCGACACCGACATGGGTAAAGCCCATTTCTTCTAGCCACTGGACGGCGGGATTCCAGGCCTGGCGCACCTGTGCCCGCACCATCGTATAGCCGTGGACACTGGCACAGTGAAACAGGCCGTCTTGGCAGGCCTTGGTAAAGAAGGCGACGTGCCTGAGCATCTGCCGTGACGTGACGGCCCATGCCTCCGCGACGTGGAGGCCGAGGGGTAGGAGTCCAGCCGCCCCCCAGGGTACGGTTTCACGCTCGCAGATAATGCCTGGCCCGCCGCCCGCTTCGATGGCGTCCGCCAGGCGCGCCATCGTCACTTGCTCGTTAAACAGCGGGTATTCCCGCCGGGGTTTAATACGCAAAAAGGCCTCGCGGTTCCATAAAATCACCCGGTTCACTGCGCCGGCTCGCTCACGTAAACGGTCCGCACAATTTCTTTAATCAGGCAGGGCGAGGCGCTGTCGTGAATGATACTCACGGAGCCGTCGGATTCCGCCCCTTCAAGGCCCATGACCTTGAACGTCTCCACCCCGCTAAAGAGCGGCGCCGGGGTATCGAAGTTGCCGCCGCCGGTGCGGTAAGACGACTCATCGTCGATGGTCTGCCCGTCCTGCGAGATCTTGAGATCACAGGTGTCCGACATCTTGACGTAGATCGTCCCCAGTGACACCTGCGTAGCGGCGTTAATGGCGTCGGGCTGCCCCTTGAGCGTCGGTTTGAGGAGCGTCACGAGCGAACGCAGGCGCAGGCCCACTTCACCCCGTGAGAAGTGAATGGGCAGACGGATAACCCCGTCTTGGACTTTGAGTCCTTCAAAGAAGATGCCGTCGCAGATGGCCACGACTTCTTCACCTTCCAAGTGGTCGCAAGCAATCGTGTCGGTAGGCGGCCCTTCGTAAGTGGTGGAGCAGTCGGTCGTGGCTGCACCCCAAAAGCCCTGCGTTTCGTCAATGACTTCTAAGTAGCGCACGGTTTGGCCGTTCACGCTGCGCCGGGCGATGATGTAGGTTTCATCGCGCTCTGGCGTGACAATCGTGGTTAAAGCCTCGACCGCCCCCTCTGTCGGCACCCTAGCCCAGGCAAAGACAGATTGCTTGCTCTTAAAGGTGAGGGCGATGAGCGTGTCGTTCTCCAGTAAAACCCACACCATATCCTGCGTCTGGTTGTAGCTCATGTCCCGGATGCCGCTCTCCGTGATGTGCTCGGAGAGCTCGGTTAAATCCTCTGCAGCCAGCCGGTCCACGCGGATGTCAAAGGAGAGGACTAAGAGCCTGCGGCCGCTCCTGTCCACGAACAGCACTAAGCCTTCTTTGGTACGGATAGGCTGGATGGGCTTGGAGCCTGAGGAGCTGGGATCGGAGGCAAAGAAGGACTTGTCTGAGAGCATCGAGTTGGTTCCGCCGGTAACCGAGAATTCGGCGTGTGAGGTTCCGGCTACGAGCGTATTGGCACTGAGGAGCCAGTGGACGGCGTTGGATTCGTGGCTCGCTAGGGTGCGGTGAATGCCGTCATCGTCGCGGCCGATGCCAAAGTAATGGAAGTCACCGGCGGCCGAGCCCAGAATAACCATGGGGTGCCCGTCAGAGCCGGCGGCAAAGAGCCGCTGCTGATGTAGCGCGATCGCTCTCGGGTAGCCGCTCCCCCCGCCCCACATAGGCGCTTGCAGGGTCCAAGCGCCAGCCAGGGTAAAGAAAGGTTTGTCGTCGGTTTCGGCCCCTTGCAAGTCGAGCGCGGAGAGGACCACACCCCAGGCGTTTACCATCGTGTCGACGCGCGTCACGATGATGATGCCGCCCCGCGTGTAGATGTATTTGCCCACGTCGCCAGACGGGTAGCCATTTCCGTGCCAACCCCCTAGGGAGTAATCCCGGCAGTTGATCTGCCCCACCACGCCGGGGTTAAACTGGTTGTTCCTGAACTGGATATACGTCCCGTAGCTGGTCGCCAGGAAGATGATTTCGTGGCTGTTGCCAATGCCGTAGGACGTTTCCCCGAAGACGTCAGAGGCTCTGGAAACGGAGCCGACCTGGCACGATACCGGCCCGTCATGGACGCTGAAGGTGAGCTTGTACCAGGTCTGCGGCGCTGTGGCGATCACCTGTTCAATCCAGGCCATACCGCGCTCGCCACCGGTCAAGCGAAAGCCGCCGATGGCCACCGTTGCCGCACCGGTCGAGCGGATGTTGTAGGCGTCGGTATTTTGGAAGTCGTTGCGCCCGCCCTGCAAGGCATCAATGTGCACATCGGTCTGTGAGGGGACACTCACGACGCGGCCGTTGCTTCCGCCCGTCAGGTTGTAGACCTGGTGGCCAGGCTCGATCCCCAGGGTGAGGAATTGCCCTTGCAGGTCCACCAGGATGGTGGTTTGCGTGGCGCCGTCATGCGTCCCAGCAGCAATCACAGGCCTTGAAAAGTCGGTCCAGTACGTCATGCCCAGTTCACCCGAGGTGTTGCGGATGAGCTGCGGGTTTTGCGGGTTGTCCCCCGTCAGCCACAGTCTCACGGTTTGCCCCACAGGACCGGGCTTTTCCACTGCGAGTCTGGCATTAGGGCTTTTGGTTGTAGCCCACTCGCCATAGTTAAAGTTGGTGCGCTCGAAGCCTTCGAGGACGGAAACGTACACCTGGACAGGGCCTATATACTGGATGATCGAGGCGCGGCCCCGCCCCTTGAGGTCGACGATCTCGCGGCCCACGTCGGCAGGGGTAAAGTCGGGCAGCACCGAATCAAAGCGCGACTGACCGCCGCCCAGGGGCACGATGGCCGCCGGTCCCCACCGTGGCGTATTTTGCTCAAGCGAGGGGACAGGATCGATGCCCGCGAGGACCAGGCTAAAGCCTGTGGCACTGCTGCGGCGCAGCTCATGAAGAGGAAAGGTGCCGTGTGCCAGCCAGCGAATGTCACGGTCTTGGGCGCTCTTAATCTCTTCAGCCTGCGCTGACGTGTAAGGCGTACTGATATCGTGGACAGCGTCCAAGGCCGCCCGGTTGCGGTAGAACCTGAAATAGCCGTTTCCCGCCTCGATGACGTAAGAGTCATGCACCCCGAAGATGAAAGGCAGCAGCGTCGCCCTCTGGCTCATGTCTTTAATCCGAGCAATGAAGCGCGTCCCAAAGCGCTTGCGCAAGGGACCGTGCACCAAGGGCGTAAAGTTCTCCAGGCGCCCCACCGCGGCGTGGTACTTCGAATTCTCGCTATCGTGGCGCGAATCGGCAATGGGCGTCATCTCACCCACGGTGAAGTTGTTTTGCACCACGAAGAGAGTCGGCATTTAGTGGTACCTCGCTGTCAGTAGGCTGTACTGCCACCAGGGCGCTTGGGCGTCCATGTACGCGGCGCTATCGCCCTCGCTCACGTCTTTACCCTTGGCGCCGTCTAGCAGTTCCTTGTAGCGCCCGTAAGCCTGCTCCTGAAGCGTCTGTGACGACCTCATAGGAAAGGCCAAGTAACTCTCCAGGAGGGCCTTCATGCAGGCCGTGAAGTCGGCTGGCCAGATGGCCGGATCCGAGACGTTGCGGGTATAGCGCACGACCACGGGAACGCCAGGTTTCACCATGGTGGCGAGGACGGGCTTCTTGTGGCTGTCCGCTTCGACGCGCCAGGCGTAGAGGACCTCATCGTTTTGGGCATGCGACACGGCATTAATGCGGGCATAGTCGTTTGGCAGTTCGTAGTAGGTCATGAACTCCGAAGGGGGAATTTCGGCCAGCTGGGAGAGCCGCTGCCTGCCGGTCGAAAAATTCCAGGCGTGGGCGGCCAGGACTTCTCTTAAGACCTCGGGGTAGAGCTGGTTGCAGACGCGGGCGCGCTCGTTCGTTTCCGAAAGGTTGATGAGCGGTTTAAAGCCGAGTTTCACCAGCACCGAGTTGCAGATGGAGACCGCAGAGTCGCCCAGCATTACATGGCCTCCCGTGCCATGAGGATAATGTCGAGGGTGAGACCGGTGCCCGCCAGGATGACCGGGCGGTTCCACAGGTCGTTCTCGATGACGTAGACGCGATTAGGCGTGGTGAGATTGATGAGCGAGCCGCCCTGCGTCGTACAGCGAAACCACACCTGAGACGTACTCGATTCCAGGTTGCCCTCAAGGCCAATGGCCCCACTGGTGCCAAAAGACCCCGACACCTGAAAGCCCTTTTCGTTCTTGGTCGCCATGTTGACGGGCTCGAAGGTATCGCCCTCGTGCACGCCTGACCATTTGTAGACCGTCACTTGCCTCGACGTCAGGAGGGCGGTTGCCCTGATCAGTGCCATAGCTTAGTCCTTCTTGCGTCTCTCAATCGGGATGTTGTCGTTGCTGCCCGCTGTGGCTGGGCAGTCGACGCCAGGGGTCCGTACCGTTTGCACCGCTGAGAGCGGGCCGTCAAGGCCGTTAGAGCCGCCCACCTGGTAGCCATAAAAGGTGTCGGTAAGCGGGGTCACGTCGCTCCACTGCCCAAGTGTGGTCGTACCCAGAAGCGAGCCATCACGGTAGACCTTGTAAAGCAGCGTATCGGGCATGAGGGTCCAGGTCATGCCCACACGCAGCGGACACTGACCCGCTTGGGCGCTCACCCCGGTCACTTGTGGCGGCGGGTTGCCGCTTGGACACGGCGGCCCTATAAGAAAACTCACCTCGCCGCTCTTATCCCCCTGCTGCGTGCCGTCATCCGTCGATATACGCCAGTAGAGCGTCGTACTCGCTGGCGCCCCCTGTACCGCGTAGCCCGAGTTTGTGGGCTGCGCCACATCAGCGTAGGGACCGTTCTTAATATTGCCCTGCCAGACGTGATACTTCGAGGCGCCAGGGACGTCGTCCCAGTCGAGAACCACTTGCGCCGGGCAGGTTCCCGCTTCCACTGAGATAAAGCCCGGCGGATCAGGAGGCGGCGGCGTGCACGAGGTCGCAGATGTCGTGACGGTGACGACATCGCTATACGGCCCATACTGCCCGTTATAAGCGGCAATCTGATAGCGGTAAGGTAGAGCAAGGCCTAGACCGCCCTCGGTGTAGGTCGTCTGCGTCGTGGTGCCAATGAGCGCCATGGCGCCGCCGCGCCCGTCATCTCTCTCCAGCTTGTAGGCCCCGGCGCCGCTGACCGCGTCCCAGGAGAGCGACACCTGATCGGGGCACGTCGCCTGTGTACCGGTCACGTTCTCAGGCTCCCCAGGGGGCAGCGGTGGGCACGGATCGGCTAGCGTCTTAATGGAGATGTCAGTACTTCCCAGGCCTTCGATGCCGTTGTCAGCGGTCACTTTGTAGTCATAGAGCTGATCCGGCACGACCTCGGCGTCAACGTAGCTGGCTGACGCAGGCGAGGCGACCACGGTGTACGGACCGCCTAGGGTTTCCGAGCGATAAACGCGATAGAAGCTGGCGTCTGAAACCGGGCTCCAACCCACCAGGACGCGCAGCGGACAGGTCACCTGCCCAATCGCCATGCCCTGCGGCTGTGCCGGTGGCGCCAGAGGGCAGGCTTCGGGGCCGGTGGCAATAGAAGCCTCTGCCGACTTGGCGCCTTCTTTGTCGGTGAATGCACTCACTTGGTACCAGTAAGGCGTCGCCACGGATACGGCGGTGTCGATAAAAGGTGTACCGGCCGTGATGGTTTGCAGGCTGTAAGAGCCGCCCGGCACCTGCGAGCGGTAGACGTAATAGCTCGTGGCGCCCGCGACCGTATTCCAACTGACCGCATTCCTGAGCGGACAGGTGCCTGTGGTGAGCGTAACACCACTGGGCGCTGGAGGCGGCGGTGTCGGGCAGGTCTCAGAAGCCATGGTGATGCTTCTGGGATTGGTCGGCGCGCTCTCCAGAGAGTTGAAAGCGGTTATCTGATAGCTGTAGGGCTGCGACACGGCTACCGAGGTATCGACGTAAGTGGTCGTGGGCACCTCGGTCAGCAGGGCAAAGGGACCGGTACTCGCGGGCGCCCTGTAGATGCGGTAAGCCGTGGCCGAAGCGACGCTGTTCCAGTTAAGGACGGCGCGCAAGGGGCAAGTCTGCGCCGTGGCACTAAACCCCATGGGAATGGTCGGCGTACCAATACACGGCGCTGGGGTACTTGCCGTCTGCACGCCGGTTTGCCCGCCTTCTTTGCCGTTGTAGGCACTCACCTTGTAGCTGTACGGGGTAGAGGCATCGAGGCCTGTTTCCGTATAGGTCGACACCGAGGGACTCGCCACCAGGGTAAAAGGGCCTGTGGGAGAGGGCGAGCGGTAGAGCAGGTAACTGGTGGCTGTGGGCGTATCGGCCCAGTCGAGCACGATCTGGTTCGGACAGGTGCCGGTGGTGGCGGTGAAACCTGTCGGCACCGGCGGCGGATCGCCTGGACAGATAGGCGTGGGCGACGTGGCGCCTACTGGCGTGCTGAAAGGGCCTTCAAAGCCATTGTAAGCCGCCACCTTGTAGGTGTAGGGGACCGCGCCTGCAACGCTGAGATCGTTGTAAAAAGCCGTAGCGACGTCGGCAATCTGCGTGTAAGCCCCGCCGCTTGAGCGCTGTACGCGGTAGCTCGAGGCGCCTGAAACGGGCGTCCAGGCCAGGTTGATCTGAGACGGACATGATAGTGGCGTGGCTGTGAGGCCGGTAACGGTCGCCGGTGCCTTTTGGCCCACGGCTACCGCGGCGCAGCTTTGGTCGCCCTCAATGCCGGTATCTGCCGTCACCACGTAGCTGTAGAGCTGAGCGTTGACAATGGCTGTGTCGGTATAGGTCGTACCTGTGGGGTCGGCAATGAGGGTGTAAGGACCACTGACACTGTTTGCCCGGTAGAGATGATAGGTGGCGCTGGGGACCGCGTCCCAGGAGACGGCAATGCTCCCCAGGCTGGAAACCGCGGTCGTCCTAGCTGGCGGCGGCGGCGCCACGGCCGGGGGTGTACACGTCGCCGATGAGGTAATGGTGCTCCCGGCGCTGGCAGCGCTCGTAAAGCGGCCGTCAATGGTCTGCACGTTGTAGGTATAGACGATGGCCGGGTCCAAGTAGGGATCGTCGGCAGACGTGGTGCCGAATTCGCCGACTTCTAAGTACTCGCCGGCGGCTGTGGTTTTGGAGAGGAAATAGCTGTCTGCCCCGGCCGCCGGGTTCCACGTACAGCTTGCCGAACAGTCGGGATGCGCCGTGCAGGCGAGCCCTGTAGGGACCGCAGGCGCCACCAGGGTGGTGGCCGACTTTTGGGTAGAAGGCGCTGAAACGAGCCCGTTATCGGCGGTCACCTGGCAGTAATAGGTTTTGGAGTCGAGCAGACCGCTAATTTCCGCTTGGGTGTCCTCCGTGTCCACGGTCGTGGGGAAGGGACCGGCAGCGGCCGTGCCACACGTGACGTGATAGAGGTCGCCGTCAGGGACCGCATCCCACGAGGCAAACAAGCTCCCCAGTCCTTCACCAGGCACGAGTGTAAAGCCTGTAGGCGCTACCGGCGCTTGCGGCCCGGGATTGCCTTCCACTTGCAGGACCACCCACTTGGCCGACTGTGCCGGGTTGGTGGCAAAGGTGAGGTTGAGGCCCGTGCTCGTGAGCGTTGGCGTGGCATCGTAGAGGACGGCAGCGCCGCTGTTATTCATCAGGCGCCAGTTGGTAGAAGCCCGACTCTTGGCCGGGACCGCTGTGGCTGTGCCATTACCCAGGCCGTCTTGCATGTTCCAAGAAGCGCTAAAGACCCCGCCGTTACCCGCTATGGCCAGGCCCGCTTGCGAGCTGTTGACCTGCTCTACCGCGTCATCGGTAGCCGAGGCGCTGAGAAAGCCGAGAGCCAGGCCTGGGGCAAAGCCCGCTGCCGTGGTCACGACACAGTTGCAGTTGGCCGGGGTCGCTGGGGTGGACACCATGCTGAGCTTGGTCTTCAGGCCGCCCAAGGAGACGGCCGCGTAGCCCATTTGCGACGTGGCTGTATACACGGTGTTGTTGACCCTGAACCCCGTGGCGCTGTAGTTGGAAACCGTCAAGCGGCTCCGCAGTTGGCCAAACTCGGTCCCCTGTAGGGCTTGCGATGAAATGTCGGTCCAGGACTCGGAGAACTGTCCCGCTGTGCCGGTCACTTGCCCCGTGTCACCGTTCCAGCTCATACCCATGTTGGCAACTGGGGTGCGCGTGTGCATACCGAGTTTGACGATGAATTCCGCCGTCCCTGTGCCGCTAAAATCCTGGTAGCGTCCTGAGCCCAGAAAGACCACGTCCGGTTGGATACCGGCCGCCACGTCGACAGAGGCGCCCACCGCGGGGACGCTGAAGGTTCCGGCTTTGAAGTTGGCGTCAGCCCCGCCAAAGAGAACCGCTATCCCCTGAAGACCGCTTGAGCCCCCGGCCCAGGTAATCCGCACGCCGCCAGGGATAAGCGTGCAGGTTCCCCGCAGCACGGCCGCCTTGCTGGAATCAATCTGCCCGCTACATTCTGCCGTGCGCTGGTTATTCGTGCTCGCAGTCGTGGTGAGACCGTCTGTGGCATAGCCCCCTACCCACCACTGTGACGTTGCATCTGAAGCCCCAAAGCTCATGCGCGCATGGGCTGAGCCACCGATGATGGTCGAGCCGCTCAAATAGATCAGCACGCCTTTGGGGGTAATACCGGTAAAGACAGAGGATGTGATGTCTTGCGACGTGCCCGACGTCACCGACACAAACGGGACCACCGCCGTTTTGATATCGGCCGATTTAGGCGCCTCATAGGCCCCCATATCCCACTTGCCACTCGTGGGAATAGGGCGCTTCGTACCCGTGATGTCGTCAGGTACGAGGCTTAGATCTGTCCCTGTGTCCTTGGCGGGGGAGCCCGCTTGCAAGTGGAAGTCATCTGCGCTCGCGTCCACGAACAAGGGATTGGTCGATGAGGGCAGGTTGGTTTCCTGAATCGTCCCCGTGCCGTTGATCGTAATGTCAGAGGCCGTGTTGTTGCAGATGTTGTTGGTCAGGCGCGAAGTCGCCATGTGGCTGCCGATGCTGATACAGGAACCAGCAGCAGCGGCCGGAGGCGCAGGGCCGACGATGGTGTTATGGGCGATGAGCGCGTTTGCCCCGCCTTTGGTGTTGCTAGCATCGCCTAGGAGAATGCCACCGGTGGGATTGTGGGCCATCACGTTATTGGTGATGCTCGCGGTGTCGCCCACATCGGGGAGATAAACGGCCCAGCCGCCGTTACTGGTAATTTTGTTCTTGGCAATGGTCGTCAGGCTATAGCTGTAGGTCGTAGCCGCGGGGTCGTCAAGGGCAATGCCGTGGCCCTTGTTGCTGGCGATAGTGTTGTTGGTGGCGTTGTTCTTGCCGCTCATCATGAGGATACCGTGATGAGCCGTCGTCGTGCCATTGTTGTGGATGTTGCTGTTCAAGATTTCGTTGTAAGGCGATCCGGCTGAGATCTCGATGCCGTGGGATTTCGAGTTGTAGACCTCGACGCCGTCAAAGCGGTTGTTCCACTCGGAGGTGTTCAGGAAGATCGCAGAGCCTGTGGTGTTAACCGCGTCGACCTTGATGCCTTTGATGAGGGTGAACTTGGTACCCCCCGTGAGGGTAATGGCATGCGTACCTGAAGCAGGCTGCAAGAGAACGGTGGCGCCGGTATCGGCCTTGATGGTGTAGGCGGCGTCGTCGATGCTGGTTCCCGCTTTAGCCGTGAGCGTGATGGTTTCAGTGTAGGTACCGGACTTCACCGTACAGCTTGAATTGGGCGCTGTCAGGGCATTCACGATGCACTTGCCGATGGTCTTCCAAGCATTCGCTGGGGTCGTACCTGGCCCATTATCATCCGGTCTCGATGCATCGACCCATTGATCTTTAGCTGGAGGCGGGGGGATTTCGCCCCCTGAACCGCCGTATTCATAGGCGCCGTAATCGTACGTTCCATTGACTGGACGCGTATTCTTGTCGTAGTCGTCTTTGATGCCGTTTATCTGTGTCAGCTCATCAATGGCACTGCTAGCCGTGCTCTTGAGGTGGTAGTCACCGCCCAAGCTTGACGAAGGCGAAACGAACAGGCTTGAAGTTCCCGTCAGGTTGCCACTTACTTGACGGGAATAATACGCATCACCCTTGTCTGTATCTTGAATGTTACCCTTTACGCTCTTGGTGACCTCGAATCTAGCAGTATCCGTGCAATATGAAATGCCTACTTTTTTGACTAAGAATCCCTGACTATTGTTATAACACGTATTATTATACGCAAACCCTTTGGCATTACACACGCCTAGACAGCGCATCTTATTATTGACGACCACGTTGTTGTAGGCTTCCCAATCATCACCCACTTGTATAGCATCGCTTGTATCAGTGCTTGAGTTCGAACGGCGTTCATTCCCGTCAATCCAGTTCCGCCGAATAATCCCTTTGCGTGTGGCAGAAGGGAACATATCCATATGGGAACGGGCTGTCGTTATAGGTCCAAAATCATCGCCAATGCCACGACTGCCCTTATGGATGTAGTTATCTTCAATAATCATCGTGCCCCAGGTGTCTTGCTTGATATCGATGGCTTCTTTGTTGAAGCCGCTAAATTCGTTGCGGGCGATGGTGAAATCGTGGGCGCCCACACAAGTGCCGCAATGATCCGGGCACCCCGTTCCACTATCCGAGGATATATAAACACCCTCACCGTTCATCTTTTCATAGTCGGTGTCATTGCCAGAATGCCCTGAATCCAGAATGTAGTTGTCTGTAATCTCAAAGTTGCTGACAACTCGACCTTTAAGCTCGCCGTCTTTACACGACTGAGCTTGAACGCCTGCCTTCTTGAAATTGACCATCTTGTTCCAGCGTATCTTCCAGTTCGAAGAACCATCATACGGGCGAAAGACAGAGAACCACTCGGGCTGAAGGTGCTCGATAATGAACCAGTTTTTGAATCCCCAGTTGGGATCATTCTCCCCCGCGTCCTTGGGAAATACCAGCCTTGGCATGGGATCGCTAGCCGTGCCGTAAACGCCAAAGATCGTTGGCGCAGAAGAAGTACCGCTTGGCATATCACCAAAGAAGGGTTCGTAAGTATTCTTCTTGAGATTAAAGACAGAGCCCCGCTTGAATAGCGCACACATGCCACCTTGATAGCGGTTAACCGTGTTGGTCTTGCTAAGCGTCCTACAGGCCTTCGCTGGGCTGGAACAGTCGCTGTCATCACCGTCGGTGGAAGAATAATAGAGCTTCTTCGTACACGTCGAGAGGTCCGTGTTGAGGTGGTTGTCCGCCCAAGGATTTGAGGGGTTGAGGGCAAATCCCTGGCACACGCTTAAGAGTAAGAGAGAGACAGCCAGTCCAACACGGACCATGGGGGGACTCCTAATTAATCACGTAGACGACGCTGCACATACTGCGGTCGTCGATGTTGTCTGACTTCTGCGTCACTTCCATCGCCGTCGCCGTGCCCCCTTGCAGCTTATAGAAGCCGTTGAGGGTGGCCTCACAGGTTTGCTTGCCCTGGCTCATCTGGCAGACGCCAGAAGGCACGTCCGTGCCGGCACTGCGAAGCTGGTAGGTGATGGTTTCACCTTGGCCAAGCTCCGCGGTGGTGCGACAGAAGATGAAGGCCGGGCGCAGCGTCGTGCTTTCAAGAAGCACCTTCTGCGCCGCTTGCTCTTCGACGTAAGCCATGGTGTCACAGGCCGTGTTGGTGATATCGACAGGCGGCGCGTCTAGCGGAAAAGGCGACATGAAGGTCATGCCGCTTTCGGCGTTTTGCCCGCAGTAACGCGCCACCACGGCGCCAATCGGGGCAAGACCGCCGTTAAAGACCGTGTAATTGGTCTTGGTTTCGAGGGCAGCACCGGCAATGGAAGCCCAAAAGAGCCAGGCTAGGGCGAGGTAGCGGATATCCATAGTACCCCCTAGCGCAAGGCCGCGTAGAAAAGGAAAAGATCGATGCTGCCACCCGTCGGGATGTTGGCCGTATCCACCATGTACTCGATCTGCACGCCGTCCACACTTCTGAAGTGGTTGGCGGCGGGGACCAGGCCGCCGGCCGCCACACCCACGATGTCACCTAGGAGATCGGCGGCTGTGGCGGCGGTGCCCAGAGCGACGTTGTCGAGCCAGAAGTTAAAGGAGGACACTTCCTCGCCCGTGTCGGGGTCGACGTAGCGGTAGCCCAGATGCCCTTGAGCGCCGGAAGCGTACTGCGAGGCGCCAAAGATACTCAGTTGAGGCTGGACCCAGATATTGGAATAGGGGATTTTCCCCAGGATAATCGTGTGCTGCCCGGCTGCCTGATCGCTCACGTAAGAGCCGTCAAACATCTTGAGAGAGTTGTCGACCCTATGGGGATTGCCTGAACTCTTTTGCTGCGCCATAAAGTCAGGCGCATAGATAATGGCCATGCCTGTTCTCCTTATGCCGCGCGCAAGGTTTTAATTTGGATGACGCCTTCGTCTTGAATGCGCGTAAAGCCGCCGCTCATGTGCGTATAGAGCTGTACCAGGTTCTTCTTGTCAGGGCGAAGCGATATCTCCGTCGTAATAGGCTCCTGGCGTTTAAAGCCCACCGCGTCCTCGTTCCACATGATCGCCGTGTCCACAGTATCCGAGTGGACCGCCGAGAGATTCATGAGGAGGGACGACCAAATGAAGTTGATGCCGTAGAAGTTTCCCAGGTAGCCGTTCACCAAGGGACGCTCGGTATTAAAGTCAAAGCTCGTGAAGTTGGTATCGCGCATGAGCTGGGCTCGCTGTCTAGGCACCACGACGCACCAGATGCGGCCGTTGTGCGCCTCATCTTCTTCGAGCATCTGCACGGCATCGATGAGCTTATCCACCATGAAAGGTAGCCCGTTATCCGGCAGGATGTTTTCAGGGGGAAACTCGGTTGTGTCAAACGAGGGCAGCGTCGTGGCCGGGTTGATCGTCTGCGTTACCGCATCGCCAATGAGGGCGTTCAGAACAGTGCGGTCTTTGGCGCGGCCGAGCGACATGGAGAGGTTGCGGGCGTAGCGGGCGGGAAGTTTGCCCGTGGTCGCCATCGAGTTATCCCACTCGTGGGGATCGATCCAAGCCGTATCATCCCACACGACCGGAATGGCCACGCGCACAATGTTTTGCAGTTCGGGTGGCTCTGGCGTGTCGCCAAACATCACGGTGGACTGTTTGGCTTCGCTTTTACCCAGAATGTTAAACGTGGCGCTCTGGCCAATGAGGGCTTCTTCCCTGTAGGTGCCCTCTAGCTTGGCGCCGTTTTGCTGAAACTCATGTGTGATGTCTTCATCAAAGTCCGTGGTGCGGAAGTTGACAATGTTATAATTCGGCATTGCTTACCCATCATCTGATAGGTCCTTTCCGTAGGTTAAAGCTTCCCTTGAGTGTCATTGCTGGTTCTTGGGAAGAGGACACGTGTCCCTAACGCAGGGGTGTGTCGTTACCGTCTCGACAGAGCAAAGCGCAGGTCTTCAAGCTGTTTGACCTTGCGCCGGATATCGTCATGATTCGGTGCGCCTGTATTGTTATAGGCCCGCGAGGCTTTCAGTTCTTTCACTTCTTTGTCGACGTCATCGTAGCTGCGGCTAGAGCCGTGGCCTTCGGGCATGAGGCCTTCGGCGTTCAGATAGCGGCCCATGTCGTAGAAGCCTTCTACGACCGCATCGAGGCAGAAAAAGCCGTTATCCCACAGGCTCTGCTCCACTTCAGGCCCCATGCGGCGAGCAAAGGCGCGAGCGGTATTCATCTTCATGTCATAGAGGTCTTGGCCCCAGCGTTCCTTCATGGCTTGGTGCATCTGCGCCTTTTGCTGCTCAACGCTCTGTTGCTGGCGCCTGAGCGATTCCACCTGGTCCTTGACGATGGCGTCAGCTTGGCGCTGATTAAGGCCGGCTTTGTGCGCCGATGTCCTGAAGGCGTCGAGGGCCTGCGTGTTGATGGGCGCTTCCGGTGGGACTTCGAAGGCGTATTTGTCGGGAGATTCTGGGCGCCCTAAGCGGTTGTAGATGGCCTCCAGTTTAACCTGATAGTCGGGGTCGTCAGGGGAATCGGGCATGACGATGCTGCGGCCGCGGATTTGCTCCAGGTTGTCGACGTGCTGGAGCCAGGCGCGGAAGTCCCGGCCCTTGACGTAGCCTTTGTCCCGGTACTCCTGCGGCAGGATATTGGTCCAGGGATCGGGCAAGGCGAAGCCATCTGGCGTGGGACCACCCGGCGGGGTTGGAGCGTCGGCCGCCGGGGTGGCCACTGCCGGGGTCCTCACCAGGTCCCCGTTCTCAGTTGGTTGTGCGGGTACTCCAGGTTCTTCTGCCATAGCTAGAAGGGGACATCCCCAGGCTTATCTGCAACAGTGTCCAGCGTGATATCCTCACCCACCAGGTACGGATCAGGGCGGTACGGATCAGGACGGTGATGTTCTCGTATGCGCCCATTCTCCGCTGTCACCACATTATCGCCCAGGGCGCGCAGAGCCTGCGCCAGACGCTTCATATCCCCGTGGATACTGCGGGCTTGGTTGGCCGGATCATCCGTAATCGGAATCTTTCCGATTGCCTCTGCCGCCTTCTCGGTGTATGCAATCGCCCGCTCAAGTCGGGTAAGCTGACGCCGTTCAATCTTTTCTGCCACGGTTGGACTCCTTTTAAAGGTCAAAATCCGACATATCGTCGTCGGGCTGCTGAAACACACTGTAAGGTGAATCGTCTCTCAAGAGATCGGGATCAAGAGCAGGCCTGATGTAGCCGTGAGCCAAATCCATGAGATCGAGAATAACCGAGCGCTGCCCCTCGCGGTAGATGGCGTCTGAGCCTGAGCCACCGAGCGCATATGACGGCCTGTAGAAGTACACCTGTTTAAGGTACTCCCATATCTTCTGGCCCGGCTCGCTCACGTAGAAAACGTCATAGACGTCTTTGGGTAGCGGCTCTGCCATTAGGCGGCCCTCTGCGGCGCCTGTGCCTGGCCGCGTTCAGGGATGTCGTTCATAATCTCAGCCCCTTGCACCATGGCTTGCTGGAGGGCTTGTTGGCGCTGCTGCTCGGCCCGCTCGGCCCGAATCTGATCCACCACCGGTTGCGGGAACATGAAGCTATCGCCCAGGCCCACCGCCATCGCCGCCTCCCTCACCATCTGATCGTGGTCAGGGAGGTCGAGAACCTCGGGCTTAAACTGCGCGATCATTTGCAGAATTGTGTAGAAGTTCGTAATCGCTTGCAAGTCGATTTGCCGCGCCTGACGGGAGAGGGACCCCTCAAAGCGCACCCCAACGCCCAGCATATTGCCCCTGGCGGCCTCGATAACCGCGTCCGGTGGTGCCGGGAGCTTGCCCGCTTGAGAGAGCAGAACGAAGGTGTTGAGCACGGTAGGCTCAAGGAATTCGTCTTCTAAGCGGGAAAGGCCTGGCCCCATTTGCCTATTGTTCGTGGCGATGCGGTGGGCGATTTCGGTGGCGCTTCTTTGCGTATCGCCTGATGGGGGTTCAATCTGCATACGGTCGACACCGAGGCCGCGGCGGATCTGGTTTTGCAAGTTCATGAGTTCGATCTGCGCCACGTCTACTTTTTGCCCAGGCTCAAACGGCCGCAGGCCCTGCATATCGCGCATGGGCAAGATGCGGCCGGGGTAAATGCGGAAGCGCTGGCCTTCTTTAACCAGGTCCTCACGGTTAGACACGATGAGGGCGGGGTTGACCGCCAGGTCAACGCTTTTGAGGGCGCATTCGGTGAGTTTGTTGAGCGTTTTGACGTCGGCGAGAACGTTCATGAGCGGACTGAAGCCGTAAGGAAAGCCCGGGTAGAGGTTCCAGCGCGGAACCAGGTAGGGGCAAGTAAAGAAGCCGCCTTCGCTGATCACATGGTTGTTGTCCCGCTCGATCCACACCGAGGCGTAGGGATACTCCGTGGGCGGCGTCGTGCCACGGACTTCTCTGAGCTGCGTATCTCTGGGGTAGACGCAGTGAAGGATTTCCACCGGGTCGTCGAGGCGGTTGTTTTCGAGCTGGTGCTGGGAGTTGCGGGACAAGGAGGCCCTGGGACCGAGTTTATCGGCTAGCGTCTTAACGTTTCTGAGCGACATACAGGAGCGCCGGAAGATGGTGTCAACGATGCCTTCATCGTTTTCGGCAATGACGTAGGAGCCCATGGCGTAAGGGCGAAAGAGCAGCTTGCCCTGATCGTTAGAGAGCGCCATAAAAGCGCATCCGGTCCCCTTGGCGTAGATATCTCTAACCACTGGGTGCGCTGCCGTGCGGATGTTCGACGTCGAGATATAGCGAAAAATGATGGTCGAAACCTGATCGTACCAGGTGTTGACGTCGTCATCGAGCCTGAGGGATTCGTCGTCTGGCACGAGGGAGAAGTTGCGGCTATCGGTGGGCACAATCGCTGAAATAATCGTGTTGCTAGCGGTTGCCAGGCCGTCTTGGGCGGTACCATCGAGAATCCACTGGCCACGTTCATCCCCCTGCATGGTGCGCGTCTGCGGATCAAAGTCGTAAGGCGTGACGTAGCGGTTGATGGTACCAATGAGCGAGTCTAGGAGCATGCGCTCTTTTAAGAGGTCAGATTCACGGGAGAGCAAGTCTTCAATGAGCGGCATACTAGGCTCCTAACAAAACGCCACCGGCAGGCGCACCGATGGGGGATGTGAGGATCGTTGACTGCCGACTTTGCCTGCGGCGCTGCGCTTCCACCTCATCTGCAGCGGCCCGCTGAGCCTCCAGGTTTGCGGCTGGAGAAGCTGGAGGAGGAGCAGCCGGAGCTGGAGGTGTTGGAGGAGGAGGCGGCGGAGTCGCTCCAAATGGGCTCAAGGCTTCGGCTGGCAGTTCGGGCATTTCCGGCGCCTTTTGCGTCACCGCTTGATACGTGCTGACCCCGGCCGTTGCCAGAGCAGCAACACCCGCAGCAACACCCAAAATCAGGGTAGGTTCGTACTCCCCAATGCCCATGGCCGATTCAAAAGTTCGCATGGGCGCCTCCAAAGAGGGGAAAGTTGTAGTCGCATGCCAGGTCTTTAGGGATACCCTTAGGGTTACTCGGTTGCCAGGCCGCAAACCCGTCGCGGACGTTCTCAATGCCGATGGCCGCGGTCTGAAAGGCACTGGCAAAGTGGCTTGTCCAGTCGTGCCGAGGCTTTTTGTTGAGGACGCCTAGCTCTTCGTCAAAGGGGTAGTGGTATTCCCTGAGGGCTTCGAGGCCTTTTTCACAGAGCCGAGCATCAAACCACGACTGCATCATGAGACTACGGGCGGCGGATTCCTGATCGTCGAGCGAGAGTTTATCCTGTACGTCAAAGTCGATGCCCAGAGAAAAGGCGCTATCGAGGCGCTTTTCAGAGCCCGGCTGGAAGTACTGGCGCTGTTTGAGGTCCCAAGGGCCTAAGAAGGTGCCGTAAACATAAGGGCGGCGGCGCAGTTCTTCCACGTAGTATTCGAAGTTCATCTGGGTACCCTCGATGCACTCGATAAAGGCCCAGCCCTCACCGTAAGACTGAAAGCACCAGATAACGGTACCGTCATGCCCTAGATCCCATGCGGTATGAACCAGCTTATTCGGGTTCCAAGGGACATGGGTAATGCGGCCTTGCCCCTGCAAGAATTCGAAGGCCTCGGCGTAAACCACGCCTTGAGAGTAGGCGTTAAAGGAACAGTAAAACTCCTGCATAAGCCAGTCGCGGCGCTTGCCCCTTCGCAGTTCGGCCTCGATGAGGTCCCAACCAAAGATGCCGGTGTCGTCGATGGTCACGGTTGAGGTAAACCAGTCCTGCGGGTTGTCCAGGGCCTCGTTGTGGAGGCGCCAGTGGTGATTGTGACCGTTCGGTGTGGAGACGATGACTTGCCAGCCGTTGTTCTCTTTGGAGCGGATCGAAGCCTGAAGGTTGGAGTAGGCAACGTCGGACTTGTAGTGGGCGAATTCGGAATAGCCCGCGCCCTTGAGGGTAGCCCCGCGCAAGGATTCGGGGTCGATGGTGTCGACGGCAACGCACTCGATCATGGAACCTGGTGTACCCCAGTTGTAGAGGTTTTGCAGGGTGATAGTGCGGTTGACTGCGTGCTTGCGGTAGATGAGCGCCTCTGGGATGTAGTAGCCGATGGTCGAGCGGCCCTTATTGTCCTTCTTGTCCCAGAAGTCCCGCCGGATTTCCTTTTGGCCGGGGAAGCAGTACCAGTAATTGCCGATCGTTTCCAAGGCCTCAGGGATAAGCCAACCGCACAGGAACGAGAGGTCCTTACCCGACTGCCGGTGCCAGTTAAGCAGCGCTTGCTTCACCTTTTTGCGCGACTGGATAAAGGGGAGCTGGTGCGCCATGGGGTGGTAAGGGATCTCGATGCGCATGGCTTAGGCCTCAGGTGCCGGGGGTTGTGGGATCCCAGAAGGTGGGGAAGAGGGCGTCCCAGAAGGCGTCCCTAAAGGGTCGTGAGCCACCGCCACGGGCTCATCTAGACAGAGATGCAAGCGGTCGATGATGGTGTCAAAGTCCCGCACGTCGCCCTCAAAGGTGACAAACAGGTCCATCAGGGCACGCACGAAGTCGTAGCCCTCTTTGGCGATGTCGAAGCCCTCAGAGACCGAGATTTTAGCCTCATTGCGAGACGTCATGGGATCGTCCCGCAAGGCGTCGACAATGGCATGGATGAGCTGTTTAAGTTCCTTACCGACAAGATTCAGTTCAGCTAGTAGTTCCTGATCCGTCATGATTCTCCTGATCCCGTTCTTTGCGACGCTTCAGCTCGAGGGTGCGCTTGGCTCTCAGGGCTAAATAGCGCTGCCCGCGAACGTCCAAAGCAATCGTAGCAGCCACCATCCCACTCATCATGGTCTCAAAACGCGATCCTGGTTCATCCGGATCGGTATAAAGAGGGCCTTTAAAGAGCCCGAGCCCTGCCATGTTAGTAGTTCCTCGCCACCGATTTGTTGTTGCCCCCGCCGCCGTCAAAGACACCTGCTGTGGTATTGCCCTTCACTAAGTTCCCCTCGATGAAGTAGCGATCTGAGGCCCCGTTTGCCACTTCGATGCCGTACTTTTGCACGCCGTAAGAGGGAAAGTTCACAGAGGAGCCGCAGGCATTGCCGGTAATCATGAAGTCTGTAGCCCCAGCGTCCACGTGGATGCCGCTACAAATACCTGGCGCGCCCACGGAATTGGAGAGGACGGTTATACCCTGGAAGCGGTTAAATTCGCTAAAGGCCCCGCCGTTCATCGAGATGCCGTGACGGCCGTTGTTGTACACGATGCCGCCGTTAATGGCAATGGCACCCGAATCGACGATACGGTAGCCGTCATTGGCAGAAGAGGCACACCAGACATTATCAAAGCGCATGAAAGCGCAGCGCTCCAAGTAGACATTGTTGATGCAGGAGTCAAACTGCATGTGGTCAAAGGTGTTGTACTCGACTCTATCAGCAAAGCCGTAGTTGACGCTCCTGGCGTCCATGCCGTACTGGCAGTAGATGAGGTCGCCACCAATGACTTGCAGGCCTTCGACGTGATCTCTCAGGAGCCAGGCCGTGCCGGGTCCGTGCGTCGAATCACCGGGCTCTGGCGCCCCCACGATGACCACGTCTTTGAAGTAGCCGCCCGCATTGCCGAGTGAGCCTAGGAGCGCTACACCAGCATATTCCATGTAGCCAATGGTGATGTTGTGAAAGTGATTGTTGGGTGCCCCGCGGTTGTCGGGCGGCTCCATGTGAATGCCGGTATAGGGCGCAAAGATTTGGACATTGTCCATGATGCCACCCGCCGCCGTGGTGAGCTTGAGCGCCGCGCCAGCCATAGGCGTACCCGTACTGCGGTCGTGGCCAAAGCCGATATCGCGGATGGACCAAGGCACGTGGTTGTTTTGCACCGTGAAGCAGTCGTAGTTACCCCGGTAGATCAGACTCGTGGCGTTATTCCCCGCGCCGTAGACATCGCAACCGGTGGTGAACATAACGTTAGAGAGCAGGAGATAGGTACCAGCAGGGACGTCGAAGCGGCCATTCGTTGCGTCCCTACAGGCCTTGAAAGCAGGCGCATCGTCGGTGACCCCGTTGCCCGTCGCCCCCCACTGGGAATCCGTCACCTGTGGGCGCCGCCGCAGGCGCACTTGGATAGAGGCGATCGCCGAGGCGTTGCTATTGGACTGGTTCGTCGTGGCCGTAATGGCCGAGAGATGGGCGCTCAGGGTCGCATCTTGCGCCGCGTTCTTCGTACGCATGGCGTCAAGCTCGGACTCGACGTTCGTGCCACTGTCGTAAACCACATCCTGAGCATTGACGGTAAGAGTCGGCGGCAAGTCGGCCACGGGAACCGGTGCCCAGGCGAGACCGTCGCCCGAGCCGTTGACGCGCAAAACAGCGCCCGGGACCATATCCGGAAGCTGCACGTTAAGATGGGTCGGCGGAGAAAACGGGCTAAATGTCGGCACGCGCCAGGCCCTATCGAGCAGTTGGCGCGTGAGAAGCACCTGGCGGTCAAGCGCATCTTCGTGCTGATCGGCCTGGAAGACGCTGCCGGTGAGGTAATCGGTCGGCTGCGTGTAGGGCAAATCGAGCTGGAGCAGGACGCTTTCACCCCCTGCCATAGGGCTGAGAAAGGTCACCGTCGCCCCCGTTTGAGAGCCCGCCCCTGCCACCGTGTAATCTGTCCCCAAGGCCTTGCGCAGCGTGTCAACAAAGACCGCCAGGTCGCCAGGCGTAGGGACTTTCAAGGGGAAGCCAAAATCCGTTTGTCCCGCTTGGGCAATATACCCCCGCGAGGCGATGATGGTCGTCCCCTCGACCGTCACCTGCGGACCGCCCGGCGCACCGTGTAGACCGGCTCTGGCGCCTCTTCGGGTTTGTCCTCGTCGTCCTCGGAAGGATCCTCAGGCTCGGGCTCCGGAGGCCGAGAGGGCGGAATGTTCGTGGGCTCGGGGCCAGGGTCCGCCACCGGGGGTTCACCTTCAGGGGATTCGCCTTGCGGCACGTATTCAGGGGTAGTTGCTGGCGCCTCCTCCGCGTCCTCTTCTTCGTCTGGACGCTCTCTAAGCGGCTCAAACGGACCGGGCGGCGTGGGCATCTCGGCCACCAGGGGATAGCCCGAGGCCTCCAGCTGCGTGGCGATGCGGATGGCCAGCTTGATGGCGTCGTCGATTTGCGGCTGGGCGATAATCGGGAAACGCGACCCCGTGCGCGTTGCCACACCGCTAATATAGGCCTGAAGCAGCTGCACAATGAGATCAGGCATAATCGCTTTCAAGAGATTACCTTTCATAAGCGCCCATGTCGGGTTTTGCACCGAGGAATATCATATGCACCCCTTCGCCGCTTGTCCAGGAGATAGATTTATTTAAATTCAGAGTGTTCCCTGAAATGCTGGTTACGCGGGCGGTTTTCTTACCCGTCGCGGTCATGATGAGATCACCCTTGTAACTGGGGACCGTGCGCCCGTCTGAGAAAGGAACCGTGGTCACGACCGGCATGGCCGAGCCACTACCGGTTGACGTCGCCGTGGTGAGGAAGGTTCCGGCGTCGATACCGGCAGAGCCATTTGCCAGGTGAAAATCGTAAATAGGCGCCTCGACAAAGGCCGGCGCCGTCTGAATATTGCCCTTCCACCGACTGGGATACGTCGATTGCAAGCTCGAAAGAGACTGTGAGGTCACGCAGTCTCCAGCCCCTAGAGGCCCACCCGTAGCCCCTCCAGAACCCACCCCTGCAACCAAGATATTGTTGAATATATAATTATCGTCAAGGCCTACAGAGCCCACCAAGCAAAACTTGGTGCGAGACGACTGGACGATATTATTGATGAATCGGTTATCTTCGATCGGTGTTTGCCCCGCCTTGTAGTAAGCTTCCTGCTTGTAATTTTGATAAAAGACGTTGTTATAGACCCAACTATTATCCAACCCATTGCCCCAGACATCCTTACCATTTTCAGCAAAGGTATTGAAACGGACAATATTTTTCGTCGGATCCGCCTCAATAACAGCACCTGTCGTATCATTTTGCCCTTGCCCACCCAGCTGCGTACCACTGCCGTATCTGCCCCCCTTATTACCCCCAGGCCATGGCGTACTGGCATAATCCCGATTGGCCAGATTGACGCTATTTTGCTCGAAAATCTCGAACTGTGCCGGATAAGGGCTATAATTGCCGTGCCAGAAATTGCGCAACAGATTTCGTCTAAACACGTTGTCATGCGAAGCCGTCATATTGACATTAGCGCTATTGATGGCGTAATGCTTGAACTTGGCAATCGTATTGCCATCGAATAGGTTGTGGTGAGAGCCTGTAATCATCTTGATACCTTCAAAGAGGCCCGCGCAAACTTTGGCATTATTGTCGCTACATTTCGCCGTGCCGCCGTTCGTCGATTCCACCAGAACACGGAGCACCTGGTTGTAGCTCGCATTATCCATGCGAATGGCATTGCCGTCGCGCCACCCCGCCCCAATTTCTTTGACATAGCCTCCTGCAATGATACTGCGAGACGCACCCACCATGTTGACGATGTTGGTGGTCCGCGTCGCCGCCGTGCTTGTCGCATCCGACTGTAAACCCAGGCCCATAAGGAAGATATAGCTCTTGTTATCGAGGTTGGCGGCGCGGCCGCTGCCCGGCTGTACCACCACAGCATCGCCTGGCCAATTGGCATACGAAATATAGTTGTTAGCGCTACCGCTTCTTTGAGGCACGATTTCATCCGTGTACGTCCCCGCGTGAATAAACACCGATTGCCCGGCTGTGAGCGTAGTGTTGGCCTTGGCAATCGTCTTCCAGGCGCCGCCAGCACTGTTGCTCTTGCCGTCATTCGAATCGTTTCCGTCTGTCCGAATGTGATACACCTGCCCGCTCATGACCGGGACCGTGACGCTATCGGCAAAGGCGACGCCGGTAGAGCCTTGGCACGTGAGCGTATACGTAACGGTAGCCGAAGGCGACAGGGTAGCGGGACCATCGAGGGCTTTAGCGCCGCTCCAGCCGCCCGAAGCCGTACAGGTACTGGCATAATCCGCATGCCAGTTCAGGCTCACGCTCTGCCCAGGGATCAGGACCGGCGGATAGGCTTCGAGCGTCACCACCGCGTCAATGCCCGCAGGCGTGGCCCCTGAGAGCGTCGTCGCCCCGGCCCTGGGCGAGGGCGAGGCCGACACATTGCCCGCCGCGTCCTTGGCCCAAACGCGGTAGCAATACGCCGCGTTCGGATCAAGCCCCGTATCCGTATAGCTCAAGCCTGGCACTTCGGCCCTAAAGGCCCAAGGGCTACACGTATCCGGCGTACACACGCTGGCCTTGCAGTTTTGTACCCGGTATGACGTAACCCCCACATTGTCCGACGCCGCGCCCCAGCTCGCCGTAATGCTACTGGAAGATACCGCCGTGGCCGAAAGAGACGGAGGTGAAGACGGCACGGTCGTATCGGCCACGGCCCCACCATTTTGCACCGCGCCGTTTTGCGCCACGGTGGTGACGCTCAGGCCCGCGCCGTTAATCGCCCGAGCCTGAAAACTATGGCTGCCATCCGCCACCAAGCGCGTATCGTAGCCGTAGGTATACGGCGCCTGATACGATACCCCGACGTCTTGGCCATCGACCATAAAGACGACGCTCTCAATGCCTGACTCGGGGTCCGTAGCCGCCGCTGTGAGCGTGATTTCTCCCGCCAGTCCCCCCGCCCCTGCCGGGATGGTGTCACCGGCCAGCTCATTTAAGTAGTTTTCCAAGTTGGTGTAGCCGTTAGAGGCATAGGCTGAGCCCACCAGGGACGTGCCATCAGCAGCCCCGTGTGAGACCTCCCAGCTATTGGGGATGCCGTCATTGTCTGTATCGGGTGGCGCTGTACCGGCCGCGTAAGTCGGCCACTGCAAACACTCGGCAATGGTCGGACCCCCCGACCCTCCACACCTGCCCCCGGTGTTGTTAATGACGTGGTTTACCGCCTTGGTGTCAATCGCATCTCTGGCAGGCCAGCGCGCCCCTACCTTGGCAATGACATCCGCTTTGGCCTGCACGGCACTCGTCTGACTCGGCAGAGCCGGGTACCAAGAGGGCACAGTCGTACTCTGAATCGCATACGGGCCGCCCAGCGTATCGAGCATGGCCGTCTCCGAACCCACAGAGGCGTCTGGACGCCTGGTCGTATGCACGTTGCCCTTCATGTAAATATTCGAAGCGTCTACCTTCGCCTGCACACACGAGGGAAACCCCGCGTAGCCACACCCCACCGTGAGCACATTGCTGGTGGCAAAACTCATGTAATTGTTGACAATCGCAGCCTGCACCGCATAGTAATTCGCCAGCATGTAAATACATTCCGCATTGCAGTCTTGCACCACGTTATTCGTCACCTGTGCCGTGCCACTGCCAAAATGCGGCGTGCGCTTGAAATTGTTGGCAAATAAATTATGCAAATACGATACATGCATCGTCGCCGCCGCGCCGTTACCCCCGCCACCAATCCACGAGCCCCCGCCCGAGCCCGCAACATCCTTGAAATTCTCGCTAAACACACTCCACTGCCACGTCACATCCAACTGAATCCCATTCGTCTCGCTCGACGTTCCCACAATGTCATCGCGAACCCACCCCACGCTCATATGGTCAAAGATCAAGCTGTTGTTCTCGTTATCCTGCCCTACCGACATCCCCCCATGACCCGGATTCGTCGTTGCCACGGTATTCGTCAGCCGCACCCGGCAACCCCGCCAAATCATATTGCCCCCCGGACGCGGTCTTAAACTCCAGTCCCCCGAAATCATAATCCCACCGCCAGGCGCCGTCTGACACGCCACCGTCAAATCGTCCGGCATACCGTCAATATCCGAACCTAAAATAATCCGCCCCCCCGTCGTAAACACCACCGTGCGCGCCCCACTCTGCGTCAGGCAGTACCTGAGCGTGCCGGCCGACCCATCATCCGAAAGCTTGTTCACCTTGCACACGCTGCCGCCGCGACCCCCACTGGCAAAGCGCCCAAAGCCCTCCGCTGTTGGAAACGCCAGCTGCGGACTCCCCGCTCTCGCCCCCCCCACCGGCGGCAGCGTCAGCGTTACCCCTGTGGGGACGCTCCGGTCCACCTTCCACTCTCCCGCCGTAAGCGCCGTACAGTTGCCCACCCGGTCACACAGATCCACCCCCGCATCCACCGAGCCCCCCTGCGCCACTGAGGCCGTATCATACGTCCCCTCATACGGCTCCCCCACAGGCGTCCCTTGCTTTACCCCGGCTACCACCAACTGCGCCGTATACAACCCGCTCCCACCATCACTCGCCTCACTTACCCCCCCACCCCCCACCCCCCACCCCCCACAGTCCCCCTCCTCTCACCCCCCCCCCCATCGCCCCCCCATCACCACCCGT